AAAAAAAATTGTAACATTCTTAAGTGTACGGACTATAACAAATAAAAAGTATATAAGACAAAATAAACATTATTAAATAAGAAAATAATTTGAAGATTAAAGAAAAAGAAAAAGAAAAAGAAAAAGAAAGAAAAAGAAAGAAAAAGAAAGAAAAAGAAAGAAAAAGAAAGAAAAAGAAAGAAAAAGATAAGATGACATCTTTGGTATTTGATAATGTTTATGATGAATATGAATACTATACTCAAACTTTTCAAAAAGAATATGGTAAACGTACAATTATTCTTTACCAATGCGGAGGGTTCTTTGAAATCTACAGTATCGATGATGGACTTGTTCCTACAAAAGAATTATCCGATATTTTGGATGTAGAAGTAAGTAGGCGTAACAAAAGCATTCCTGAAGTAACTCGCCAAAACTGTATGATGATGGGTTGGCCTATTCATGCTTTAAGCAAATTTGTAGAAATATTGATCGATCAACATTTTACTGTTGTTATTGTCGAACAATTAGATGTATTAAGTCCACCTCATATTCTTTCACAAAAAACGGTTTTAAAAGGTAAAAACAGAATGGAACGCGCAGTAACGCAAATTATGAGTCAAGGAACATATATGGATCATATGTCATTGGAACAATTGCAGATAGGTAAATATGTTATGTGTATTTATGTGGAACAAATGAAACAAAAAACAAAAGTTGATGAAATCTGTCTCTCTTTAGAAAATAAACCTATATATGCTTTTGGTGTAAGTATTATAGATGCGAGTACAGGAGAAAACATGTTCTTTGAAATTCAACCAATACATGGTGATCCATCTTTTGTTTTTGATGAATTAGTAAGATTACGCGTATTATATCCTCCATGTGAATTGATATTTGTATCTCATAGTTCTACACATTCTTTGACATCTAAAGAGATTTGCCAACATATGAACATAAATACGGGTACATCACAATCACATGTATGTCAAATAATAGATAAAATGGGACAATTAAAACCAGAACAAACTAAAATACATCATCATAATTACATCCTTGGACGTATTTTTACAAAACGTGGAATTCTTTCTCCTATAGAATTTGTGGATTTGGAAAGATTGTATTGTGCACGTATTTCTTATGTTTATCTTTTGGAGCATATCACAAAACATAATGAGATTCTTTTGATGAAAATAGATAAACCTTTTTCTTTTCATTCTGTTTATTCCTCTTCTGTATCAACATGTTCTCAATCCGAAATTTCTATCGATGAAAACAATATAAATAGAAATATATATACAAATCCTCATTTAATACTTTCAGCAAATACAGCAGAGCAGCTAGATATCCCCAATAGTTTACTCAGAACATTAAACACTTGTATATCTTTAATGGGAAAAAGGTATTTTCGTTATCGATTACTCAATCCAAGAAACGATATTTCTTTTTTGAAGAAGTCTTATCATAAAATCGATCTTCTTTTGAAATATGGTCCAGAATGTATTGAAAATATTCGCCAAAAATTAAAAAATGTATTCGATTTAGAACGTTTATTTAGAAAAATTGTTATAGGTTCCGCATCATGTCCTGATCTTTTGAATGTTTATCGATCTTTACACGTTTTGCAAGAAATGGTGAATTATTTGGAGAAAAAAGAAGAAATCCCAAAATACAATTGGATGTCTTTGCAAAATATAACAAAATGCGCTGAAATGGACACTTATATGTCGTCAAATTTATATTTAAATGATATGGTTACAATATCTAATATTCAGGATACTGAAAATTATACCGAAAAAGAATTAAAATGTATGCAAACATTAAATATTCCTATATATTTCCATAAAAAGACATATGAAAACAAAGAAATTTTAAATAATATCGTAAAAAAAAGAGAAGATTTAGATACTTTATGCGAGTTACTTAATGGACTTATAGAAAGTAAATCTAAAGAACTAGTGAAACACTTTAGATTAGAAAAAACAGATAGAGATGGTTTTTATATAACATGTACGACAAAAAGATATAATGATGCTAAAAAAGATTTACAAAAATTTACGACTCATAAATTATCTTCTCCGTTTGATTTTAAAGATGCTCAGATAAAAATACAAACAAATACAGTAAAAATTCAACATAAATTTTTAGAAAACATGAGTAAAACGCTCCAGGATCTCAAAGAAGAATGGCAAAGAGAAACCCAAAAAACTTTGCTTAAAATGCTTAAATCTTTGACGGAAAGATTTTTTATGATTTTTCGTCCTCTGTGTACATGTTTGAGTGAGATTGATTTTCATTCGACTTGTGCATTCCATGCTTTTTATAAGAAATACTGTGCACCTTATATTGTAGAAAATACAAAAAATAGTGATAAATCATTTTTGAAATGCAAAGATATTAGACATCCTATTGTTGAAGTTTTAGATGCAAGTGTACCTTTTATAGGGAATGATGTTTCTTTGGGAGAATCAGATAAAGAAACAGGTATGCTTTTGTATGGATTAAATGCGGCAGGAAAATCTACACTTATGAAATCAATAGCAATAGCGATCATAATGGCACAAGCTGGGATGTATGTTCCTGCCTCAGAATTTTCTTTTTATCCATATAAATCACTATTTTCTAGAATTACAAGAGGAGATGATATTCAACGCGGTCAATCTACATTCATGATAGAGATGCAAGAGTTAAGAAATATACTCAAAAGATCCGATCAAAATAGTCTTATTATAGGTGATGAATTATGCTCTGGAACGGAATCAGCATCTGCTCTTGGGATAGTGGCTGCAGGTTTACATACACTTTGTCATGAAAATAAAGCAACATTTATTTTTACAACACATTTACATGATCTTACTAAAATAAGTAAAATAGAAGATTTATACAATAATAAACAATTAGCTATCTGTCATTTACATGTAGAATATGATCAAGTAACACATAAACTCATTTATGATAGAAAATTAAAAAATGGTCAAGGTTTATCTATATACGGTTTAGAAGTATGTAAAGCATTAGATTTAGGCCCATGTTTTATCGAATTAGCTAATGAGATTCGTCAAGAAGTTTTATCACAAGAAAGAGATAGATCATTTTATAAAAAAACTAGATATAATGGCAAATTTTACGTAGATCAATGTAGTATTTGTAAAAAGAAAGCACAAGAAGTACATCACATTTTTTTTCAAAAGGATGCAGATGAACATGGATTTATTGATCGATTACATAAAGATAAATTATATAATCTGATGAATGTATGCGAGAGTTGCCATGATGCTATTCATAGAGAAGATATTGTTGTGAAAGGATATATAAAAACATCAGAAGGTATAGAATTACAAATCGAAAAAAATGAAAAAAATCTAGAAAATCTAGAAAATCTAGAAAATCTAGAAAAAAAGAATGATCGTGTTCCACGCAAAATTATCAAAGTAAAAAAATGAGCATCATCATTTGGTTTTATAATGATTTATACATCATTCATATTATTTTCTCATAATTGAATAAATGGCAAGCAAATATATATATCCTATTCTGATTGGTACTATTCCAATAATTATGGGTTCTCTTGTTGGATATTTTGGTCAAAGCAAAGAGGGAAAAGCATGGTACGATAAACTGGATAAACCAAGCTATATTCCGCCACCTATTGTTTTTAGTATTATTTGGCCTATTTTATATGTATTATTCGGTTTATCTATGACACTTTATCTTTGGAAAACAACAAATATTTGGAGATATCCTGCATTCATCATTATGATTGTTTTCATTTTCAATATGATTTCTAATCTTCTTTTTACACCTTTACAATTTCGGTATAAATCTTTGGAAGGTGCCATGATTGTATGCTATTTAGCATTTGTGTCTGCTCTTGCATTACTTTTCTTGTTTTATTATTTACCACTAAAACAAGGATATAATCGTTTATCTGCATTATTCATTCTTCCTTATGTGCTTTGGTTGGCACTTGCATGTGTAATGTCAACACATTTGTTTGTATTGAATACAAGATGAGGATCTTTTTTGTACTTCAGAAGATAAACTAATTTTTTTATATAATGCTCGAAAACGAAAAATTCTTTATTAGATATTTTTGATATATGTTCCATTTCAGAACTCATTCCTACAACATCGTAAACAAAAGAAGGAAATTTGATATAAGCATATTTTATGATAGAAAATGTTATATTCGATAGAGGAATACATGCTGCTCCTATATTAATACAAAATGAACGAATTCTTTTTTCGGTTTCTATGATATCATATGTATTATCAATAAAATCATTAAGATTATTTTCTATGAAAGTATTCAGGTGACTTTTATAAAGTTCGATATTGGGTAAATTCCACATAAAAAAAGCATTAACAATATCATTATTTGATTTTCTTAATGTTATAGAAATTCTTTTTTTAAATTCCAAATCATTAAGATTTTGTTTTTTTTCACTTTGCATTTCAGATGAAAAAAACGAATAAAGAATATTTTCATTTTGAGGAATATTTTTCACTAATAAAACATGAGATGCTAAATAAGATTGTATGAGAGAAGTCACTAATGAACAGCTTAATACAAAATATGCACTATCATAATATAATTCTATGACTTTTTGGAGTGATTTAATAACTTGTATAGGTAATTTATCTATACCAATAATATGAATAATATATCGATCATCTAAAATACATCTTTGTGAGAGAATATCTTTGATAAAATCGATCAAAATGATTTTTTCATTGGATGAAATAAGAAAAAGATCTATATCTATTTCAATGACATTTGCATGTTGAGAATAATGAATTGTTATTTTTCCATTTTTTCCAGAAATATCTGTTTCTAATTTTTTTCGTTTTTGATTTTTGTATTTGTCTTTGACACAATTTTGAATATGTTTATGTGCAGATAATACAGAAAAAAGTTTACAAGATGAATAAATTATAATACCATTCATATGTTTGAAACAAAAATCTGGTTTGAGCACAGAAGTAAATAAGGGTGAAGATATAGATTCTAAATTATCGTATAAAAATGTTTTGAATGCATTAAATTCCGGAAAATGTTCCATTTTGTTTTCAACATGAATCATCATAATTTATAAGTTTTTCTTTATATAAAAGTTTTTGTCATTTTTTTATTCTTTTATATCTAGGAAATATATAGAAAACATCTATTGAGTAATTTCCAGTAGATATAAGCAATAATGGACAATTATCGGGAGTAAATATTGTGAGTGTATCAGCCGGTAGTTCCCATAGTTTGGCTGTGAATGATCAAGGTAAAGTTTACACTTGGGGTAGGCAACTACCGCCTACGTAGGTCAACTCGGTACAGGAGATACATCTGATGAGCCATTACCGGTAGATATAAGCGACAATGGTGCACTTTCTGATCAAGAAAAGATAAAAGAACTTCTTTTAGATGGGAATTTGAAGGTGAATGGAAATCTAAGATTTATTAATAATATGATGATAGAATCAGATACTTTTAGTTTTAGAATTAAACCCATAGATACGACCAATCCAAAACAAAAAAACAAGACTATAAAAAATTTATAGATGAAATAAATAATAATTAAGAAAATTGAGACATCGAAAAGATCACTATGAAATGAAATTCACTCAGACTTTATAGTAAAAATAATATTTTCTGATTATAAATGAAGAAACATTACATATTTTTCGATATAGACTTGACTTGTATTGCAGACATTTATCCATTTTCTGAACAATATCGATTGATAAATTACATGTTTGAATCAGATCCAAAAAAGAAAAAAGAAAAGAAAACTATTATGATTAAAAATCTAGAAAATTACATGAAAAATGGAAATCTTTTGAGACCGAATATGAAAAATTTTATAAAAGCATGTCAAAAAAATATACCTAATGTTCATTTTTACTTTTATACAGGAGGAGCAAAAGAATGGGCAGATATAATTGTAAATTCTATAGAAAAAGCTTTAGATATACAATTTGAAAGACCTATATTTCATAGGAAATATACAAGAACCACCAAGAAAAGATATTACAAATCATTATTATTGATAAAACCATTCATAGAAAAAAACAGTGATCCAGATGAATGGCTCAAAAGATGTATAATGCTTGATGATTTTCCCATGATTTTGAAAACAAAAAAGGAAAATGAGCGTGTCATTCATACATATAATTATGAATATACGATTCCTTATGATCCATTGTCTATCATAAATAAATCAGATATAGAACCATATAAAAAAGGTTTATTTTTATACATTTCAAAATTTTATCCATCATATATAGATCAAGATAAAGATAATGATTTCGATTATAAAATTGTTTATCATATGAAAAATAAACAGCAAAAAGAAAAATATATAAATGACAATCTTCAGAATAGTGAAAAAATTATAAAAACCTTTTTAGAAAATGAATCTAAAAAACAACAAAAAATGATTAAAAATATTCATAATAAAAATGATACTATGTTCGAAGAATTGACAAAACTTTTATTTGATCCTTTAGAAAAAAATGATAAAAATGATAGCGATAAAGTAGATGCATTAGATGAAGTATTTTCCAAAGAAAATTTATTAAAAATCTCTAAAGAATTTGCGTATATAGGTTGTGTCTTGAATTACAAATTATAATCATTTAAATAATTTTTAATGTAAAATATAAAATAAATCATTTTCTTCAAATAATAAAGAAAAAATTGCATTAATCTTTTTTTCATATAATCCAAATATACAAATCATACAAATCATACAAATCATACAAATCATACAAATCATACAAATGACAAAATTATTAGATTTACCCTATGATTATTTGGATTATATCTATAATTTATTGGATGAAAAAAAGGACCGATTCAATTTTAGAACTTGTTGTAAAGGTATGTTGCAAAATAATGTGATAAATTCACGAATCACTCATTTATCTGTGAAAAATTATATTGACTTATCAAAAGCACTTGATATCCTTCAAAAGAAAGTTGAAATCGAAAAAATTAATGAAATTATTATTGACAATATTTTTCCTATTAATTTGGCTGTGATGGCTTCTGTTGTAAAGACAAATGATTCACCAAGTGATAATCGAATATTAGATTATTTAGAAGAAACAAAATCATTATCTTCTTACAAAGAACTATTGACTACTGATAAAAGTGGAAAAACATTACAAAAAAGAATCAAACAAAAAATGCATCATCCACTCCCAAATTTGACAACTCTTTTTATGAAAAACAATCTTTCCTTCCCTATTGCAGAAGCTATTGATTTTGCCTATATTTGCCCTTCGATTTCAAAAATAGTAATTGATTTTATAAGGGATTGTGAATATTATTCTTTTCGGATTGCACATAGATTATCAAAACCTACTTATTATCAAGTAAATGTAAAAGAGATAATTATAAATGGATATGATAATTTATATATGGATTCTAATACAATATCCCAAATTTTTACTTTGGAAAATCTTGAAAATCTTGCAATGACAGGCAACATTAATTTGTATAATGGTTTAGACACAAATCTTTATAGAAATGATAATATAAAATTTTTAGATTTTAGTAAATTGACTTACAAAACGAAAAACTTGAATAAATTTATTCACGACATAGTAAGAAATCTTCCTTTTCTAAAATTTTTAGGTATACCAAATCAAGCAGAAAATACTTTGACATCAAAATCTTTGGAACATCTTTTTATTGAAGATACCGATTTTCATTTTGAGGTCGATATGCCACTCTTAAAACATTTTGCGTTTGGGATAGTTTATACTTGCGATGAAACATTAACTCTTTTATCTGAGCTAAATATTCTACCTATTTTTCAATTGAATTATCTGTTTCTTATCATAGATATTGAAAGACAAAGTTGTCATATACCAATTCAAGATTTAGATATAAATAAATTCAAAAACGTAACTCATTTACGAATATGTGTACAAGAATTATCTGTTGAAATGTTTAGGGCATTTTATAAAATCTTTCCAAATTTGGAGCATTGGCAAATACAAATAAAAAATTCAATTGATTGGGAAATATTTTCTGAATTGAAAATTTCACCTTTTCTTAAGTTGAAAACCATAGATATCAAAATTCTCGATTATTATTTGCTTTATACTTTCGAATTTTTAGATATAATTAAATATTTGAATACAGAAAATCCTCTTTTGAGAAAATTATGTATTAATATTTTTATCGATAATTATGAATATTTTACTCATACTTCATACAAAGAGATGATAGATACTCTTTTTCTCACACAAAATATATCTATAAAATTTCTTCTACGATCAACTTTTGTCCCTTTACCTACTTTATCTACATCTACGTGGAATATCAAATGATTGATACTATCAATTTTAGACATTTTTCCAAAATTTACAAAAAAAATTGCATTTCGTTCATTATTTTTTTTCATATGATTCAAAAATACAAATCATACAAATCATACAAATGTTTATTGCTTGAAGATGACACATTTATTAGATTTACCCAATGATTATTTGAATTATATCTATGAATTATTGGATGAAAAAAAAGATCGATTTAGTTTTAGAACCTGCTGTAAAAGCATTTTCCAAAATAATATTATTAACTCACAAATCAAACACTTGACGGTAAAAAACTTTTATGATTTGGTAAAAGCATTGGAAAATCATGAAAAAAAAGTTGGATTTGGTAGAATAGAAGAATTGACGGTAGATTATCATTCACAATCAGGATTGGCATTACTAGCTAGTGTCGTTAAATCATCTGGATCGCCTTCTCATAAAGAAATATTAGACTATTTATATGATACAAATTCTGAACATTCTTATAGAAATTTACTTACGGTGAATAAAAGCGGAAAAACATTCCAGAAAAGAATAGAACAAAAAATGCGTCATCCTCTTCCACATTTGAAAACACTTATTATAAAAAAAGTGTATTATGATAATTTTCTACCCAATGCTATCGATTTTTCTTATATCTGTCCATCGATAACAAAGATAATTATTGATCGTGATCATGGTGATCATTATCACCTATTTCCAAAAATAATACGTTCACAAAAACCTGATCATTATAAAGTCAACCTAAAAGAACTCATTATTTGTGGTCATGAAGATGAAAATGATACAAATATGGATTTTGATGTGATGAAATATATTCCTACTTTGGAATGTCTTGAAAAAATAACATTATCTGGTAGTATATATATATTCAACAATCTTGATGAAATATTTTTACAAACAAAACATCTAAAATATCTAGATATAAGCAAATCCCAATATAATTCTTCGACTATCGATGATTGTATTATCAATTTGGTAAAAAAATCCACATCTTTGAAATCTTTAGCTATCCGTAAACAGATAGATGGTAAAGTCTTGAAATCTCAATATTTGGAAAATCTTTTTATCGATCACATCTATTATAATTGTGCAATAGAATTACCTAATTTAAGAAATTGTGGCTTTAGAGAACTTTATATGAGATCTGATAGTTTTTTGTCACAAATTATCGATCTTCCTTTTACAAATTTGAATCATATTTATTTATCTTTCAATATTTTCTATCCTTATGTTTCTTTACAA